AGTTATGAGTGAAGTATATAGACATAGAGTAGGACTACAATCTAAGCTAAGAGCTATGGAACATTATGTATCTAAAGGTTACTATGTATTTGATGAGACTAACCAAGGTCCAATAGATTTTGTAGCTGTAAACATGAACGGTGATGTTAAGTTTGTTGAATGTAAAACAATATCAAGAAGAAAAGATGACACAAAAATACATAGGATACTTTCAGATAGACAAAGAAAATTAAATGAAAATCTATTGACATCTAAAGCACCACAGGTTAAGGTAACTTATGTTGATTTAGATACAGGAGAAGTTGCATGATTAAAGAAGGTAAAGTATGGGGTCAGACTATACCCTTGTTACAATCTACTGGTGTAGAGATACATCGTATCAACATTGAGTTAGGTGGGTACTGCTCTAAACATGCACATCAATCTAAGTTCAATGCGTTCTATGTAATCTCTGGTGAGCTAGAGATTAAGAGGTGGAAGGAGTATAAGTTAATAGATAGTACATGGTTAAATGCAGGTGATCTATCTATCGTACCAGCAGGTGAGTACCATCAGTTCATGGCACACCAAGAGACTGAGGCTCTAGAAATATATTGGACAGAGCTAAGTCATAACGATATCATACGAGAAAATGTAGGAGGTATATAATGATAACATTATTAATAGTAGCCTTAACAATACCTACTATCCTAAATGTAGTAGATATATTAATTTATAGTGGAGGTACGCAATGATTTGGATTATACTAGCATTACTAGGTGTGCTATGACATACATAATAGTTCAGATAGAAAATCCTCTGGACTTAGAGAGTATGTCTGTGCTACCAGATGAGAATGATCTAAAGATTAAACAATTTAGTAATCAAGAAGATGCTGTTAGATTTCTAGCTAAACATGACATGCTCGAAGAACTTGAGTATGACGCAAAGATTGTGAGGTTACATTGAAAACATTATTTGCTGGCCTGATTGGGCCGATTATATTACTACTAATAATATTTTATAGTTTACCTAGTAAATCCAATGACTTAGACTGCTTAGTTGAAGCAGTATATTATGAGGCTAGGTCAGAAGGAATAGTACCTAAGATAGCAGTAGCTAATGTAATATTACAAAGAGTTAAGAGTAAGCGATATCCTTCCACGATATGCGAGGTTGTCCATCAAGGTAAGCATAGTAATGGTAGGATCATACGTAACAAATGCCAGTTCAGTTACTACTGTGATGGTAAGAAAGAAAGAGTAAAAGATTATACATCTTTACTAGAAGTATTAGATGTAGCATCTTTAGTACTGGAGGGTGTGCTTCTTGAGAGAACTCAAGGAGCTACCCACTACCATGCTTACTATGTTAAACCAAGATGGTCTATCAACAAAAGGTTTAAGAACTTAGGTAGGGTAGGAGCGCATATCTTTTACCTTGACAAAGGAAAATAATAGGAGTAAATAATGTATCATCCACTAGAAGTTAATGTGTTACACAAACATATTGAAGTACTTAAAAAACAATTAGAGGAAAGAGAGGACACAATAAAAAAATTAAGAGAAGAACTAGGTAGGTCTGGTAAAACAAAATGGGTGGAGAACAATGTCTAAAAATCTTTGGGTTGAAGAACGAAAGAAACTGTTACGATCTATTTCAAAAGAATATAAAGATGAAGGCTATGATCAAAAGGAGGCTAGTAACATGGCTAAAGAAGAAGTCAATGAAATTATGGATCAAAAGATAGGATTGGTTCATCAAATATGGGAGGATTCTTATGAAGAATAGTTGGGAATTAATTCTTCCAAAGGAATTAGGTGATGTTGTTATAGAAGTTTATAGTAGTGAGCAACTAGCCAAAGAAGAGAGAGATAATAGAAATAGGTTATGTATTGCAATGGGTTACACGCCTGATATTAAATACATTATCCGAAAAATTAAGTAGGAGATTGCCAATGCCGAACACTTATACTAAAGGAAGCTGTCCTGATTGTAGTTCAAGTGATGCTTACACAACGTATCATGTTGATGGTCATTCATATTGCTTTAGTTGTGAAACTTTTACCCCTTCTGGAGAAAATAAAACAATGGAAACACAAAAAGTAGTAGAGATTACTAACAATTCTAGTTCAACACTAAAGAGTTCAGGTATTATTGATGCCATTAGTGATCGTAGGATAGCCAAGGATACAGCAAGGGTATACAACACCCAAATTAAAAAGACAGGTAGCATGATAACTCACCACATCTATCAATACTTTGATAAGAATGGTGTTCATATAGCTAATAAAATACGTGAGGTTCAGAGTAAAAAGTTCTGGTCTGAAGGTAATCTTAGTAGCTCTGCTTTATTTGGTCAGAATATATTTGGTAAGTCTGGCAAGTATATCACAGTATGTGAGGGTGAGATAGATGCCATGTCTGCCTATGAATTACTGGGTAGCAAGTGGCCTGTTGTATCTATCAAGAATGGTGCGGCATCAGCCCTTGAAAATTGTCGTAGTGCTTTTGAATATCTTAATAAGTTTGATAAAGTTGTCTTATGTTTTGACAATGACAAGCCCGGAAAAGAAGCGGCTCTTAAAGTAGCTGAGTTGTTTGAGCCTAACAAATGTTTGATCATGAACATGGAGTTGAAAGATGCTAACGAGTATCTTAAAACAAACCAAAGAGAAAAGTTTAATAGTACATGGTGGAACTCTAAGACTTTTACACCGGCAGGTATAAGAAACTTAGCTGATCTTGGTGATACTCTTTATGATGAAAAGTATTGTGAGACAGTAGCCTACCCTTGGCAAGGTCTTAATGATAAGACATATGGTATGCGTACTGGTGAGCTAGTGACCTTTACTAGTGGTGCTGGTATGGGTAAGTCAAGTATCATTAGAGAACTGATGCATCACATCATGAGCAATACCAAAGATAACATTGGTGTGCTTGCAATGGAGGAGAACATTAGAAATACTGCGTTCAATCTGATGAGTGTAGAGGCTAACCAAAGACTATATATTAAAGAAGTTAGAGATCAGTTCAGTAAAGAACAGCTACGAGAGTGGCAGGATAAGACTGTTGGTACTGGTAGGTTCTTTGCATTTGATCACTTCGGTTCTATATCTAATGATGAAATCCTTTCAAGGATTAGATTTATGGCTAAAGCCTTGGGTTGTAAGTGGATTATGTTAGACCATTTATCTATACTGGTGTCAGGTCAGGAAGATAATGGTGATGAACGTAAGTCTATTGACATTCTAATGACCAAGCTACGCTCTCTTGTAGAGGAGACTAACATAGGTCTATTACTTGTCAGCCACCTACGTAGGCCATCAGGTGATAGAGGTCATGAGGATGGACGAGAGGTGTCTCTGTCGCACCTTAGAGGGTCAGCATCTATAGCACATCTATCTGATAGTGTTGTAGCATTAGAAAGAAATCAACAGGCTGATGACCCTGTAGAAGCGAACACTACCACCATTCGCATACTTAAAAATAGATATACAGGAGAGACAGGGGTATGTTCTCGCTTGCATTATGATAAAGAATCTGGTAGAATGACTGAGCTTAGTAATCCATTTATGGAGAATGAAGAAGATGATAACAGCAATAGTTGATATTGAAACAGATGCTCTTGATGCTACTCTTATACATTGTATTGTAGCCCGTAACTATTCTGATGGAAAGGAAAAGGTATGGGTAGGTGATGAATGTAAAGAGTTTGCATCATGGTCTAAGCGTATTGATAAGTTTATAATGCATAATGGAGTTAGCTTTGATGCACCTATACTTAATAGGTTAACAGGATCAACCATAAAAGTAAATCAAGTTAGAGATACTTTGATTGAGTCACAGCTATACAATCCTGTAAGAGATGGTGGTCATTCACTAGCATCATGGGGTGAGAGATTGAAGTTTCCAAAGGGTGACTTCAATACTTTTGATATGTATACACCTGATATGTTAGAGTATTGCCGACAAGATGTACGACTAACCCATAAGGTAGCTCAGGAATTAGAGAAGGAAGGAAAGAAATTCTCTGGTAAAAGTTATGATCTTGAGCTTAAGGTTAGAGCTATCGTAGATCAGCAAGAGAGGAATGGTTTTACGTTTAACTTACGTGAAGCCATGTCCTTCCTTGCTGTCTTAGAAGAAGAGCAACAATCACTTGAAGATAAAGCTCAAGAGATGTTTGAACCTGTTGAAGTTCAGCTAAAGACTAAGGTAAAGTACATACCATTTAATATAGCAAGTCGTAAGCAGATAGCTGAACGACTAATGGAACGTGGTTGGAAGCCTAAAAAGTTTACTGACAAAGGTAATGTTATAGTATCAGAAGAGATACTTAACACTATTAAAATGCCAGAAGCCCAGATGTTTAGTAGGTATTTTTTACTACAGAAACGTACTGGTTTAGTAAGAGCATGGATAGAGGCTTGTCAAGATGATGGTAGAGTACGTGGTAGAGTAATGACATTGCGTACTATTACTGGACGCATGGCTCACAACTCTCCCAACATGGCTCAAGTACCAGCATCTTACTCACCTTACGGTAAGGAGTGTAGGTCATTATGGACTGTCTCTAATCTAGATACACATACCTTGATTGGTACTGATGCATCTGGGTTAGAGCTACGTTGTCTTGCTCACTACATGAATGATCCTGCCTTCACTCATGAAGTTGTTAATGGTGATGTTCATACTGCTAATATGAAAGCTGCTGGTCTTACTGATCGTGATCAAGCCAAGACATTCATCTATGCTTTTCTTTACGGGGCTGGTCCTGCTAAGATAGGTAAGGTGGTTGGTGGTTCAGCTAAAGCAGGACAGCAACTTATAACTAAGTTCTTATACAACATGCCAAAGCTTAAAGAACTTAGAGAAAATGTTGTAGAAGCTTCTCAGATAGGAACTATATCAGCCCTTGATGGTAGGCTCTTACACATACGTGCTGACTATGCCAGCTTGAACACTCTGTTACAGGGTGCAGGAGCTATCATATGTAAGCAATGGCTTGTACATATCACTGAACGTATACGTAAGTCAGGTGTTGATGCTAAGTTAGTTGCATCTATACACGATGAATATCAATTCGAGGTAGCAAAGAAAGATGCTACTAAGTTTGGACAGATTACTAAAGACGCTATGAAAGAAACAGAGAAGACGTTAAATGTTAGATGTCCTCTTGATTGTGAGTTTAAAGTTGGGACAACATGGAGTGAGACACATTGATATGGAAACTCAAACCTGTAAAACTTGTGGTAATATAAAACCTTTAAGTCGTAAGTATTATAACAGTGAAAGGTTTAAAGAAAATGGTGATGTAACTTATAGGAAAGCATGTATGGATTGTGAGAATGCTAATGCAAAATTACTTAATAAATTAAAATCAGAAAATCCATTACCCTCTAACTACCAATGTCCAATTTGTTTACGAAAGGAGAATGAAATTAAACATTCTAGACCTTGGTGTTGTGATCACGATCATGACACTCTAGAATTTAGAGGTTGGTTATGTCAGAAATGTAATCAATCTGTAGGCACAATAGAAACAGCAGCTAGATCTATTTTATATTTAACCGATGCAACATTACGTAACTCTAGGACTACTACTTAGTAGTCCATAGAGTTACTTACAAGGGGATAACATGACACATAACAACAGAACATTTGACCGTAAATCTTATAATGAAAATGATGCTAGAGCTAAGAAAGCTATGGTAAATTACTTAACACTTCATAACTTTACTGATGTCGTAGATAAAGAAGATTATTATTTTGATGTCTCAGCTAAAAAAGATAAGGGTTATTTCTTTGAGGTTGAAATTAAAAATCAGTGGGGTTCTTCTTGGAATCCTAACTGGAAAGAAGTACGTATCCCAGAGAGGAAGCGTAGGTTAATAGAAAAGAAAAATAAAGAATACCCTGATCACGATTTATATTTTGTGGTCTTCAATACAGACTGTACTCAAGCTTGGTTTATTAAAGATGATACAGTCAGTAGCTCTACTGTAGGTACAATACAGAACTCTAAGAGAGTTGGGGAGCCGCATCTTAAAGAACCTTTCTTTCACATACCTACTGAAGAAGCTAAACTTATAACACTATAGGAAATTAAATGATAAAACAAAAGAAGAAAATTATTTTATTAGGGGACAGTGTGTTTGATAACATTGCCTATCTTAATTCTAATGAGAAAAGTGTAACACAACATTTACAAACTAAATTAGATACATCGTTATGGGACATCACAGTTGAGGCTGTTGATGGTGCAACCACTAAAACTATTAAGCCTCAATTTACTAAAGCTAATTTACATTTATTAGATACCACTAACTCTACTATTGTAGTAAGTATTGGTGGTAACGATGCTTTAAACTATGCGGATAAATTAGACAGTCTTAATTTAGAAACTCTGCATACTATTAAATCACAGTTCTATTGTGATTATCGTACAGCTATAGATGAGATAGCTGAGGCAGGACAACAACTTTATTTATGTACAATATATAATCCAAAGTTTCCTGATCCTGTTATGCAAAAGAAAGTAGAAGCTGGGCTATCTATATTTAATGATGTCATACTAACAACAGCAAATGATTTATGGGATGATTATAATAGTGGCTTTGGTGATGTTATGATTCTTACCAAGAATGCTAAGTATCCTTTAATAGATCTTCGTAACATCTGTCGAGAAGATAAGTCTTTTGCTAATGAGATCGAACCATCTGGGTATGGAGGTGATAAAATAACTGACGCAATCATACATAATTTACTTGACACTTAATTTAAACTGTGTTAAGATACAAACAATCAAAAAGGAATAAGCCTTAATGGTTGTATTACATGTCACAACAGAGTGACGATAGAAAAAGGAAATAGAAATGAACGATCCAATATATATCACAGGTAAATGTCACTATGCTTCAATCACTGAGCCTAATACAAAGTTCGAGCCAGTATGGTCAATTCAAATTGAAGTCGATGATAATAACCGTTCAGTAATTGAAAGTGCTGGATTAAACGTAACTAATAAAGGAGATGATAGAGGAGACTTTGTTACTGTCAAGCGTAAGGTTGAGCGTAAAGATGGTACTCAACGCCAAGGTCCAATAGTAAAAGACTCTCAGAATAATAGATGGGATGGTAAGTTAATTGCTAATGGTAGTACTGTTAATGTTAAAGCCGTACCGTTTGAGTGGAACTATGCAGGTAAGTCTGGTGTTTCTGCTGATCTAGCTGCTGTACAAGTAGTAGATTTTATAGAGTATACAAGTGGTGCTGGTAATGATTTTGATGTTGTTCCGGGTGGTTATGTAACGGAAACCTCTGAAGAAGATATACCTTTTGCTTCTTAATTTTAACTGTGTGAGTGTGTAAGGGAGACTTAGGGTGGAGTTTAGTTGGATTTACTCCACCCTATTTTTTATAATATGAAAACAGTCGATACATTAGTAAAAGATATATACGATCTATTCTCTCTTGATCCTATTAAGATGGATGAGCAGGAAGTAGATAAACATATTGATACCTTTGGTGAGATGCTTAAAGTACACATCAAAGCATTCATGTATGAAGAGCCTCGTACTAGAGGGAACCTTAGATTATCTGCGATAGGTAAGCCTGATCGACAGCTATGGTATGATGTCAATAGTAAGAAAGAGATTGAAGACCTAGCACCTAGTACACGAATTAAGTTTCTATATGGTTACATCTTAGAAGAACTTCTTCTACTATGTGCCTCTATTGCAGGGCACAAGGTCACCGATCAACAGAAAGAAGTTAGTGTTGAAGGTGTCTTAGGTCATCAAGATGCTATGATAGATGATGTCTTGGTTGATTGTAAGAGTGCATCAGGCTTTAGCTTTAAGAAGTTTAAAGATAATAAGTTACTTGAAGATGATCCCTTTGGCTACATAGGACAGATCTCTGCTTATGCTCAAGCTAATGGTGTCAATGAAGCAGCATTCTTAGTTATAGATAAATCTAGTGGGGAGATATGTCTCACCCCTGTACATCAGATGGAGATGGACAATGCTAAAAACAGAGTCAAGCATCTTAAAGGAATGGTTGTCAATGATCATGTTCCTGATAGGTGTTATGCTCCAGTACCTGATGGTGAGTCTGGTAATCTTAAGCTTGCTATCGGTTGTATTTATTGTAATCACAAGCGAGAGTGTTGGTCTGATGCTAACCAAGGTAAAGGAATACGTGCCTTTAAATATTCAAGAGGCCGTAATTACTTGGTACAAGTATCTAAAGAACCTAAAGTTGAAGAGGTAATGAACTGGTAATGCATTGGGAATATAGTACTAAGCCTAACCTAACTAAGTTTGGTTTTGTCTACTGCATCACCAACATTAAAACTAAACAAGCTTACAT